ATTCCGCCAATCTTTACTTTTGGGAACCATAATTCTAATTCGTTTTTAACGCCTTCATAACTATGATCTCCATCCAAAAACAAAAAATCAATGCTTTCATCTTCAAATTGATTACAAACATCTAAACTACACCCCTTTAAAACGTTTATAAATTCTTTAACGGGCTCTATGTTTTGTAAAACTTCTTCATAAAATGAATCAGAATCTGTCTTAAAATTTTCATATTCACCTTCGTATTCAAATATATCGATTGTGTAGAACTTTATATTTTTTTGACTTGCTTTAATTTTTTCAGCCATATAAATTGCAGAACGTCCCTTCCAGGTACCAATCTCTACAAATATAGAATCATTAAAACGATTTATGGCATCATCATAAATGCCGCTAAAATCAAAAAAACCTTGAATATTTTCCCAATGCATTAGTTTTCCTGTATTAAATAATCCCTATCTTTTTTAAATATCCCGAGAAACTATTTTTATCCTCTTATTTTATAAATTTTTTCTGTATAGATTTTAACATCAAATTCTTTTAACCATCCTATTACTTTTTGAATTTTTTCAGTTTGAATATTAAATTCAAGAAACTCTTTTCGACCATTAAAATAGTCCCTTATGTTGTTATAATGTTGTTTTTCATCCTCAATAAACCAAGCGGCTAATTGCGTCTTCGTTATTCCTTGATCCCGTAATTGATATAAATAAGTATTAGCTCTAAGTTTTTTCATTTTGGTCGCAACCCAGTCGTTCCTTGTGTTTAATAAAAAAAGACTATTTGGATATGAAATATCTATTTCTTTGAATAGTTTATATGCTTCTTCTTTGTCCCAGGGTTTTACGGTTTCTTCTCCCTGTAAAGCCCCATAAAAAACACCTTGTTCGTTTAATAAAAATGGACCTTCGTAATTTTTATCGAACTTAGTTTTTCCGTCCTTTAAATTTTTAACTAATTGGTTAGATAATTTTCCATTTTCGTGGTGAAAAATAACAAAATTGTTTTGATGAAAGAATAAAGCCAGTGATCTAGTTCCACAGACATGAAACCCTATTTGAAAAACTCTAAGCATGTTTAAAGAATAATAATCTTGTTAAGTGTCCTCCGTGAGTAAATTGTCTATTCTCGTTTGTTCTTCTAGCAATTTTTCGTAATTCTTCTGAATATTCTGCGTTAAATACAAATCCAATTTCTTCTAGTTTTTTTATCCAATATTCTTGTGGTTGACAATTTACGTGGTGATAACCTGGTTGCCCAGGTTCTGCAAATGTCATTGCAACGTATTTGCCTGTTTTAAAATCATTTAGGAAATTATTTATGTATTGTTCCTCAACATGCTCAACAAATTCTGCACACCATATTAAATCGTGTTCATCGTATCCAGCGTCAAAGGCTGAAGATTCGGCATAATCGTTTTGAAGTAGGTTTCCTTCAAATACGTTATCATTGATGGCGTTTATTCCTCCTTCCACACCCACAGCGTATAATCCCTTTTTAGAAAAATATTTTGTTGAGTATCCCAGCCCACATCCAATATCAGCAACACTTTCAATGTTGTAATCTTTAATTATTTTGTTCCAAATTTCGGGTCCCCATGTTCCAGGATCTCCCCAAAGATTTTTTACATTCAGGTATCCGCCCAAGTGTTTTTCTTTTTCTGCCCCGTATCCCATTATTTCATTATTTTAATTAACCAATCTTCGAATTCTTCAAGATTAGCGAGGTGTTTTAATTTTTGTTCATTAGTAAAAACAGGCTCTTCATAAATTTCCTCCCAAAAAGTTTGGTTTGTATCGGCTGTCTTGATAATATCGAGCCATGCATTTTGTGTTTGGGCATTTATAAATGCCTTTTGGTTCCAATCTTCTCCAACCTTTGGATCTCCCCAATAAATTGGAATGGATCCAACCAAGAATGCATCCATAAGTTTTTCTGTACAATATCCGGGATATGATGTGTTTTCATATGTCATCATAAATTTATGTGGGGTATCTAAAAAAAATTGATCCTTTGCATCTCTCCAATATTTTCCTTGTGAAGCCCTGTTTAATCCAAAATCATTCATCCTTACTTTTCCATACGCATGCGTTTTCTTGTAAGTGGACAATATATCAAAGTGATTATTTCTAAGCATGTTAGAAGGGTTAGACACAGTGAATGCTGCGAATCTTTTGAAATCATCAACTTTCTTTTTTGTGAATAAACGATCCTTAAATTCTGGTTTTAATAACCAATACATTTGCCACAGAGGTAACCGAAAATTAGTATCGGAATTTGGATCAAATGAAATAGAATAATGAGATCCAAACTGTGTAGGTCTCCAGTTTTCTGCAAGCACAAGAACTTTCTTACACTTGTATCGTGGAGTTGTTTGCATCCTATTAAATATCGAATGAAACACCACGTCCGGATGAACTGGATCATTAATGACTGTATAATGTTTCTGAAGTATCGGTGTTATGAAATCCTCAACATTCCATTCTGGCCAGAAATCAACAAATGCGATTCTAATTGTTTCCATTATTTTTTAAGTATGTAGTAGTGAACGGTCTGATGATCTTTGTTTCCAATGGTTCCTCCTCTATAAAGGACTTTGAATTCAGCAATCTTACTCTTCAGGTAAGAATCGGTTAAGAGTATTGGGTGTCCTGCATCATAGTGATTCTCCATGATTTCACCTATCTTATCATCTTCCACAGAAACATCATGGAAGACGAATAGGGAATCTTTATGCATCATCTTTTGGATCTTATCAAATATCAGATCGATGTCACGACAGTGTTCAAGAACGTTCATCATGACGATTATGTCATACTGTTCATCAGTCTCGAAATCTTCTATTCCAGATTCAATTAGATTTGCTTTCCTTCCATTTAGGTACCCATTCTTGAAAGCACAATTCGCTGTGTGTTTCATATAATCACTAATGAGAGGGTCGAGAAGATCTACGCTCGCAATCGTCTTATAGATTTGAGGAATTATCAGGCGCAGGTTCGTAAATGGTCCACACCCAAGTTCAATTAATTTAAGATCATTGCGATGAAGGTTGAAATTTAATTGGGCGTATCCTTGAAAACCTTTCATGTGATCTTCGTTTCTATCAGTGGACATTCCACGAGCATTTGAAACACACCAAGTGTTACGTTCAAATTCTTGTGCTTCTTTCCATCGTTCCTCAGAAACTTTTTTAACAACGCCTTCTTCTAAAAATTCTTTATCGTTTTTAGATTTTATGAGCTCTAAAGCCTCGTCTCCTCTCGTGATGTTAATATTTTTGTCTACAAATTGTTTGTCCATTATTCGTAATTTTCGTTTCCGTAACCCATGTTAAGTACTGTATTTGTATTCACATAGTTCATATTATCTCCCCTTATGTTGCTTCCTAGATTTTGATTTGGAATGCAAAGAGTGGGTATTGCCGAATATATATTCAGCTCTTTTCCCTGCATCTGGTATGAAGCAAGATCAGCTATTCTGAACCATTCATCCTGCTCTTTGATGTATTTTTCCATTGCCTTTCGATTCATAGCATATGACATCAATGACCAGGCATCGTATGATTTGATCCATCTTGAATTTACTCTAATATTTTGTGGTTGAAGATGATACATAAATGAATAAAGCAAAAACATATCCCAATCGCTTGGTAATGCATCAAAATATTTTTCAAATAAGGAATTGAAATTCTTCCTAAACATTACATCATCTTCGAACACGAATAAATTTTCTACACCTTCTTGGTATGCAGTTTTTATTACAGTATAATGAGACATTGCTGCCCCGAATTCATTGGGTTGTTTGGGATTGAATCTGTTAAATCCACTTGTAGATTTTGGTAAAGAGGAAACTACGCTATGGGCAAAACCATACTCAACAGCCTTAAACCATTCAACCTCAATACCTAACGCATTAAATTTGGCTTCTGTTTTGGCTTTTTTATCTGACCTCGAAACAAGATTAACACAAACTACTTTGTTAAATTCTTTATTTAACCTGTTCATTTACTTTTATTTATATATCGCTCTTCTAACCATAACGTATAGGAACACCTAAAACCGACAAACAAACTACGACGATTTGGCGGCGGATAGGTTGCGCTTACTCCTTGATCTTTATAAAACGTTCTCCTTAAAAGTTCTGGATTTTCTTTTAGTTTTTCTTCGAGCCACCATCCATATATAGATTTAACCTTTCCTCGAAAACTTTGTTTATCCGGTTTTGATAAACAAACCCATGATTTTGCTCCGTTTAAATATGTTCTTCTATTTGCCGCGGGTCCATTTATCCATACAGGATATTCACCAGTATCTAGTTTGAATTGAACTCTAAGATCAGTCGGTGACATCAGTAAAATTTAGTTTTTTAAATTGAGGAATCTTGTTTATTACTCCGAACGTATGATACATGTTCAACCTATAAACTTTTTCTATATCTAAAGCTGACGCTCCTTGTCCAGGAAGAGTTGTGAATGAAGTTACGGCACTTTCTGGAATGTGATAAAACAGACCCAACCCCGTTGGGTTTCTTGAACCATAATACATTGTGTTTTCAGGAAGCCTTTTGTTTAATACGACATAAACGTTTCCGGCCCCATCTAGTTCTACCATACCAATAGGACGCATTAAATTTTCATCGAATTCATCAATGTTTTGAATAAATTCTGATGCAGTATTGGTTGCTTTTGAAAATTCATTTACACTCGATACTATGAATTGCGCCATATCTTCACTAACTACCAGATAAGGATTATCATTCAGAAAATTATTTTCCTTGTAAATTTCACTTAAAACACCAAGAAAATACGCTCCTTTTTTTAGGTCACGCTTCATGTGTGCACCTTTATTTTTTAAGGTGGCGCGTGAATTTCGTCTAAATAAATTAGAGAAATCAATTTTATTATTTTTACGATAATACGCTAAATCAAGTTTTTCAGCATTAAAATCTACATACTTTATGAAATGATCCTCTAATTCTTTCCGTGCATTTAAAATAAGAGTTTCTAAAAACGCAGAATTTTCATCAAGGCCAAATTCCCTTTTAATTTGTTCTAATTTATGAAGCGGCATTCTAGCTTCTACGGCATAGTGATCGCATGCTGTATATTCAACGGGCTCCATCCTTATTTCAAAGTGGGGGTTTTCGACCCTATGTGTATCCATGAAATAATTCAAGGAACACATTTTGTAAATAAAATCTATGTAAGTTGGGTTCATTAGAATAGTGGTGTTACTTTTGGTTTATCGTTTCTTCTGGGACCGCGTTTCTCTACCTTTAACGCATCTTCATGCATCTGTCGGTACACAACGCTATTATCACAGTGTGATTTAGCCCACTCTAGACACTTCTCTCTTCGCAATTCTCTTGCTAGTGGGTGATTTGCTAATACTTCCATTTGGGCGACTGTATCAGGAAGATCATCTCTGTCGCTGTAAATAGCAAAATCATGCATATCTATAAATTTTGTACCATCCTTATGGGTGCAATGTTCTGCCCAATGCTTATCAAAAACTGGAATGACGCCAGTCGCAATGATTTCACACATAGCAAATTCCATGTTATCGCCATAAGATTCAGGGGATAGGTTATAAAAATCTGCGCCAAACATTGAGTTTGAAAGATCTTCTATTCCTTCTAACCGATTGTATGGTCCATAAATCCAAACTTTATCTGGCGTTTGTACTGTTTCTTCGTCTTTCTTTTTTATCTCATAAATGTTTGGACGATATGAATTTGCTCTATCTTTTAAATCGGAGTAAAATAGATCAAGGGATCCAATGGATCTCTCAATACCCTTCATCTCTCCAATTATTCCAGCCTGTTGGAGAAGAGGCTGCATCGTAATGATACGTTGTGGATCTTTAAATCCTGCAAACCTACCAAAGTAACTTATTCTCTTCACTTGTTGTTCAGCCGGTTTCCAATACTGACGCAGTGAATCAAAGTCAAAACCAAGTCCCATCTTAACAAGTGGAACGTCAGGTCCAACGTTTTCTCTTAATTTCTTTGCGAATGGACTCGTTAATGAATGAGTAAAACAGGCATCCATTTCAGCCATGGTTTCCCATATCATTGAGTTACGACTTATTGATTGGGCTTTATGATCATTTTGGTGAGATAACTTGATTGGCTTTGTTATTCCACAAACGAGCTTCTTATAAAAGTCAAGTTTGTATTCTTCAGAATATCCCTTCTTGGCAGGAAGCGATTGATAATAAACGATTGAGTATTCATCGTTTAACTTTTTAACGAGATTATCTATCTCGTTGTTACCATACTCGATTATGTTATTTTCTTGTGCATCTTTGCGTCCCCATTTTTTATCTGTGCCTGCATAAATGTCACACTGTATACCATTATTGGTGTACCACTTTTGCTCTTCGAGAGCGTACCTGGTGACCCCACAGCCTTCAATGCCTCTACCTAAGATTATTGCTACTTTCATATTCTTTAGCCCAATTTACGTATTTTATTAATTCTTTATCTTCTACTATTATATCTATGCGCCCTTCTTGGAACACTTTCCAAGAATCAGCGGCGTATTTTCCTACTCCAGGGAGATCTTCTATGTTTTCCCAATCTCCTTCAATCCATGCTTTACTGAATGCTTTCCATTGCTTGCACCTACGGTTATAAAAACCCAATGGCTTTATAATCTTAATGACCTCTTCATCGGCGGCTCTTAAAAGTGACAGGGGTCCAGGAAATTTTTCAAAAAACTCATCACGTACTTGATCCACTTGTTTGTATGATGTTTGATTTAACATGAAACAAATGATAAGCATCTTCCACGGTTCATCCCTATAGATTTCTTGTTTAAATCTATAAGGTGATATAGGTATTTTCGTGTTTTCTTTCGTTGTGTACATATTGTATGTGGCCGCTTTTTATTACTTGTATCATATAACCAAGGGCGTTTGTTGTTTTGGAAGAATCAAATTTTTCCCACTGATAACAAGCTTGTGCTACCCCATTACAAACCGTGTCATCCTTAAATCCTTCAGGTAAATTTAATTTATCAGCAATTTGTTTACTGATTGATAAAAACATTTCAGCAAGAGCGTTTGACATTACTCCTTGTTCCTGACACTTTAATATTTCTTTGTATACTTTGTGATTGGGAACACCACCATACGCCATGGCAATCTGTTCGCGTTCCCACCTCTGTATAAAATCAAACGCTTGCTTGGATCCAGAATCCTCCATAATATCCATTGTGCTCATTATGATTTGCCATTTGAAACACTCCCTTATCGGTGTGAACGTTCAAAAATTGAACTTCATGAACTTCACCCCATTCATCTTCTTGATCTGGCGCAGATGCAACCTCAATGTCCATTAAAACCGCGCCTGCATATTCATTTAGATC